CAGATCCCGCACTCTTTGCGTCTGCTTTGCAGTCTTCGTTGGTGTAGTTACTCATAATTATTTACTCCCTTAGTGTTATGAGTAGCTTAAAAGTCTTGAATGATTACTAAGCCTTCGTCGAGGTCAACTTCAATAACTTGGGTACGTTCCTGCAACCACTCCATTACGGCCTCGTTGTTGTCCCTTAGGTGGTCGTATTCTTCTAACCCGTAGAGTGCAACCACGTCTTGTAAGTAAACCTCACTAAACTCACAACATAAAGCGATAACGTCTAGCTCTATGGGTTGATCTAGGTCGTCGCTAAGTTGCTCTAGATACTCAAACAAAGCGCCAAGGCTCTCATATTTAAAGTTATCGGTACGTCCATAGTCACGGAAAGCGTCACGAAAAGAGTATTCAGTCATAGTTGTAGTAATCATGGGGTAATCCTTTTAATTTAGATAAGTATTATTGGCTGTCATTAGTTGTATTAGTAAAGAAATAGTAATCAGCACCGTAGTTATAAAACACACCAACACCGTCAATAAATTCTATCGGGTAGCTATGGTGTATCTCTTGCTCGGTAGTCTCAACTTCACACCACACCATGCCGCGTGCGTAGTCTAGGGCTTGTTCTTGTGTAACATTTTGTAAAATTACATCAAAAGTATTTAATACGATCATAATATTTACTCCAGTTTCTTAAGTTGTTGTTGGGTTAATTATACAGAGGCTAACGTAGGTGTCAACCCCTGTGCTGCAATTAATTACAGTTGGAAAAAACCTAGCTCTTCCTGTGCTTCCTTAAAAGAGCGTACAATCTTAGTCGGGTACTCTATGTTGCTAACAGTGTAACCCATCTGCATGGCTTCCCAGCGTGCTTTAAGTGCTAGTTGTTCATTAACAAAGTCTAGTTCCATTGAACGGTTCTTATCGGTACAAGTTACTGTGAGTGTGTAAAGTGATTTGATCATGTGATGCTCCGGTTTCTTAGGTTGTTGTTGCGTTGTTGTTGGGTTAAGTATACCCGATACTACAGGAGTGTCAAGCGTTGTCTTTAGACCATTGGGTTATATAGGTATGACAATATAATACTTGACAACAACCAAGACAACATGATACTCGCGCACGCACGCATAATAGATAGAAGGATACATAAGTATGCAATACTTGTGCCAATAACACAGAAGCTGCGTAAATACTTTGGGCATAGTAAGGGCAGGCCTAGGGCCTTGTGTCTCACCAGTGGCCTTGTGTGAGGACTTAGCCCCTGTTGTATTCCTGTGTTACTTGTGCTAGGTATAGCTATAGGCACCCACATAGGCTCACACTTGTCAACTTATGAAACAAATGAACCTTGAATAGTCACGCTTGCTTAAGTGTCTCGAGTATGCTCAAGTCCTTAGGTGTCAATAGTTTGACACATGATAAGTTATCCACAGGCTACCTAAGGACTTGGGGATAACCTGTGGACACTTCGGTAGCCTGTGGATAACCTGTGGACACTTCGGTAGCCTGTGGATAACTTAAGGGGAGGGGGCCGTGGAGTATTCTTGAGATAACTGTGGTAGGCACCTAAGTTTACAAAAGAGTGATTCTGCTTCTGAAGAAAACCTAAGTTTACAAAAGAGTGATTCTGCTTTAGTAAGTAACAAAAGATTACTGTAGGTTACATAAGATAACCCTATGATATACATGGGAATGATAATAGTTCTCATTAACATCACAAAGGTATTCATGGGCACGACCTTAAGTATACTGAAGAAACTGTAGAAACTACTTGACTTTCAGGCTCAGATGTGGTATAATATACCTATAGTATGCTTTAGCAGCTTAACGCGGCCCTAAGGCACTTACAGTTTATTCTTTTAGTATAAACATAAAGTAACTACTTTAGACACTTTAGTAGTTACTTTTAGTTATAATTAAAGAATAAACATAAAGACACTTAAGTATACTTAAGGCGACACCTATGTCTCTTAACAGAGATTGTCAGTCTTAAGTAACCCCACCCCCCCGTAGCAATCTCAACACAGAGGCAATTGCATAGATATGTCAGAACAAGAAGAACCTAAAGAACCTAAGCTTACCAAGTCAGGCAGGGTTGACCGTAGAACAGTACCTAAGAAGCGTACAGGTAGACCACCTAAGGCGGCTCTTAAGAAGCCTAAGGGTATTATTGGTCGTCCCAAAGGTGATGCCGCTATCATCAACGAGTACAAAGCTAGGATGCTTGCGTCCCCTAAGTCAGCCAAAGTACTTGAGGCTATCTTTAATGCTGCCTTGAACGATGATCATAAGAACCAAGCATCAGCATGGAAACTTGTCATGGACCGTGTAGCCCCTGTAGCAGCCTTTGAGAAGGATATCACCAAGGGTAGTGCTAAGTCAGCTATACAGATTAATATCACTGGTGTAGGTCAACCTGAGGTCTCAGGTACTTCTGAAGATATAACTGATGCTGATTATGAGGTTGTCTAATCATGGCTGATTTAAAGATTGAACTTCTGGATTGGCAAAAGAAAGTATGGGCAGACCCTACACGCTTTAGGGTAGTGGCAGCAGGAAGACGTTGTGGTAAGTCACGACTAGCTGCATGGCTTCTAATTGTCAATGCCCTTCAAGCTGATAAACCAAACTCCCATGTATTCTATGTTGCACCTACCCAAGGGCAGGCCAGAGACATCATGTGGGGCCTATTGATAGAATTAGGTCACCCAGTAATACGCAGCTCCCATATCAACAACATGCAAATCACCCTGATCAATGGTGCAACTATCTCACTTAAGGGTGCTGATAGACCCGATACGATGCGTGGTGTTAGCCTTAAGTTTTTATGTCTTGATGAATATGCAGATATGAAACCAGAGGTATTTGAGGAGATCCTACGACCAGCCCTAGCTGACCAAAAGGGCTCCTGTCTCTTCATAGGTACACCCAAGGGACGTAATCACTTCTATGACTTATACAAGTATGCAGAGCTATCTGAGGATGACCCTACGTTCTCTGCATGGCACTTCACCTCCTACGACAATGAAACCTTAGATCCTGAAGAGATCAACATTGCTAAAAAGAGTATGTCAACCCACGCCTTCCAACAAGAGTTCATGGCTTCTTTCAAGAACCAAGGCTCTGAGATGTTTAAAGAAGAGTGGTTACAGACGGGCACAAAACCTACTGGTGATGGTGATTATTATATTGCTATTGACCTCGCTGGTTTCCAAGATGTTTCTAAGAAGAAAGGAAACACAAGCCGACTAGACAACACCTCTATGGCTGTAGTTTATGTCAATGAAGATGGCTGGTTTGTTGAGAATATCATATATGGGCGTTGGACTCTTGACGAGACAGCACGTAAGATATTCCAAGCTGTAAAAGACTACAGACCACTCTCTGTGGGTATAGAGAAAGGTATCGCCAAACAAGCTGTAATGTCACCCCTCATGGACATGATGAAACGTCAGTCCTTCTTCTTCAGGGTGGAGGAACTTACACACGGTAACCAGAAGAAGACTGATAGGATAATGTGGGCACTTCAAGGACGCTTTGAGCATGGTCTAATAACCATCAACAAGAAGTCTAAAGAATGGCACTCACGCTTCTGTGATGAATTATTCCAGTTCCCAGACCCCTTAACACATGATGACTTAATAGACTCGCTGGCTTATATAGACCAGTTAGCCAAGGTAGCCTATATAGGCAACTTTGAAGAACATGACGAATTTGAAACCATAGACTTAATCAGTGGATACTAAACATGCAACTAAATGACCATAACGAGAGTACAGACCCTATTATCATTGAACAGTCTTTACAAGATTGGGTAATGACCAAGGTGAACGATTGGGGTGATTACTACGAGAATAACTATGCCAAGAAGCATGAAGAGTATTATCGCCTCTGGCGGGGTATTTGGAATGCCTCAGATGCTACACGTAAGGCAGAGAGATCACAGATCATTGCCCCAGCCCTTCAGCAAGCCGTAGAGTCTAACGTAGCTGAGATTGAAGAGGCTACCTTTGGTCGTGGTAAGTACTTTGACATTAAAGACAACCTCGGTGACTCAGAGACTGAGGACATTCAGTTCCTACGTAACAAGCTACATGAGGACTTTGAACGTACACGCATCCGCAGGGACATGAGTGAGTGCTTGATCAACGCAGCGGTCTACGGTAATGGTATTGCTGAGGTAGTTTTAGAAGAGATCAACGAGATGAAGCCTGCGACTGAGAAGGTCATGGGTGGTGCTATGGAGGCTGTGGGTGTTAATATCTCCAAGCGTACCGTGGTTCGCCTACGTCCCATCTTGCCTCAGAACTTCCGTATTGACCCAGTGGCTACCAATGTAGAGGAAGCTTTGGGCGTAGCTGTAGACGAGTTTGTGTCAGCCCATACGGTAGAGATCCTACAAGAACAAGGTGTTTATAAAGACGCTTACCTAGGTAATGCCTCAGAAGATTTCAACCTAGAGCCTGACAGTGAGCTCACAGTTACTCAAGATGATAAGGTACGTCTTACCAAGTATTATGGTCTAGTCCCTACACACCTCCTTGAACAAGAACTTGATTATGATCTTGATGAAGATGAGAAGGAAGGTTACTACACAGAAGCTGTAGTTATCATTGGTAACGAAGGTATCATGCTTAAAGCTGAACCTAGTCCTTACATGATGAAAGACCGTCCTATCGTAGCGTTCCCATGGGACGTTGTACCCAGCCGCTTCTATGGTCGTGGTGTATGTGAGAAGGGATACAACAGCCAGAAGGCTCTAGATGCAGAGCTACGCGCACGTATAGACGCTCTGGCCCTTACAGTACACCCAATGCTTGCTATGGACGCTACACGCATCCCTAGAGGCACTAAGCCAGAGATTCGTGCTGGTAAGTTATTATTGACTAACGGTGATCCTAAAGAGATCATTAACCCCTTCAACTTTGGTAATGTTAGTCAGATTACGTTTGCTCAGGCTCAGGCACTACAGTCCATGGTTCAACAGTCTACAGGGGCTGTGGACTCTTCTGGTGTTGGTGGTCAAATTAACGGTGAAGCCACTGCTGCTGGCATTTCGATGTCTCTGGGCGCTATTATCAAGCGACATAAGCGCACTTTGATTAACTTCCAAGAAGCCTTCCTCATTCCATTCGTATCGAAGGCAGCTTGGCGTTATATGCAGTATGAGCCTGAGCTCTACCCAGTATCTGACTATAACTTCTTAGCTACTAGTTCTCTGGGTATTATTGCTCGTGAGTACGAAGTATCTCAGTTGGTACAGTTACTACAGACCATGGGTAAAGATACACCTTATTATCCTATCATGCTCAAGTCTATCGTAGACAACATGAACGTGGCTAACCGTGAAGAACTTATCGGTCTTATTGATAAGGCAGCACAACCTACACCTGAGCAGCAGAAGGCTCAAGAAGAGACTCGACAAGCTGAATTAGCTTTCCAAGCCTCTCAAACTTCCGCACTTAACTCACAAGCTGAAGAATCCAACATGAGGGCACATAAGTTACACGAGGAAGCTCTAGCAGTACCTAAAGAGACTGAGATAGCACGTATTAAGGCTATTACAACGAATATACAAGCAGGTGATAAGGACGATAAAGAGTTTGAACGCCGTATGCGGATATCGGAAAGCGTACTGAAGGAGCGTGAGGTGATTCTTAAGGAACGCAAAGAAGAACGTGACTCTAAACCTAACGAAGCTGAAAACGCCTTAATACAGCGCCTACAGGCTCCTGTACAGGGTGTACCTGTGGAGTCCACTACTCAGGAGCTATAAGAGATGATAAGTTCTGATGTTAAATTAGTTGCCATCTTTGATAATCTTGAAGCTCAGATAAAAGCCTTACGTCTTAAACATGGCAAAGATGGTGCTAGAGGCGCTGATGGTATAAGTATCAAAGGTGAGCAAGGTGATAGAGGACTTGATGGTGTAGGCCATAAAGGTGACAAAGGTGACAGGGGGTACTCAGGTACTGATGGCATCGACGGAGCTGATGGTATCTCAATCGTTGATGCTACTGTTGACTTTGATAATCATTTAGTCATTAAGTTTTCTGATGGTAATGAAGTAGATGCTGGAGAGATCCAAGGTGGCTCAGGTGGTGACCAATACTTCCGAAGCGGTAGTAAGGTTAATATAACTAATGGCGCTTCCTCTGAACATCTTCTCTACAAAAGTGAAACTATTAGTGTTGATAAAGTCTTAGATGATAATACCCTATATCTTACTGGTTCAGACTTTATTATTGAGGATGGTATTACATTAACTATACCTCAGAGCAGTGAGCTTACAGTAGAAACTTGGGCCGCACAAAGGCAATTATAGGAATTAAACATGAGTATAAAACTAAAGAGCACTAGCGGCTCAATCACTTTATCACCTGAAGATGGCTCAGGTGACATTTCCCTTACTATACCTAGGGCTGGCTTTGCGGCAGGTAATGCTGGCCCTGCAGGAGCTGATGGAGCTGATGGAGCCGATGGAGCCGATGGAGCTACAGGAGCTACAGGAGCTACAGGAGCTGCAGGAGCCGATGGAACCGATGGGGCTACAGGAGCTACAGGAGCTA